TCTTCCGATCTGTGCCAAACGTGCAAAAAAAACGCCCCTATTGCCCTCTGAGCGCTTTGTACGTACTGTGTTGAAACTTATTGTCTTGAGTAGATGGCATTGCTTACATAGAGGTTGCAAGTTATCAATGGTGTTAGTCCCACCCAGTGCTAACTCTTGTATATGATCTACCTCTGTTGCTCGTGCGCCACAGTACATGCATGTCTTACCCCATACTCGAAAGCATGCCTCGCGTAGCTTGCGCCATTCAGTTCCTGTACCTCTTGCACCGGGCTTACTCATAGGTCATGCTCAAATACTATTTTTGTAAGCCTTAGCCTTAGATGCGCTAAATACACCAGCGCATCATCTATTTCCTCTACAGCATTGATGATTAACTCATTGTGTGTAAGTGTTTCTATCTGTTGCAATGTGCCAGTGTCATACTGCGATGCTCCAATGCCAATAATGCGGCCTTTAATGTGTTCAATCATTGCGCCGATGCTTTCGGCTAGATCGTTTGGTGTCATTGTTTTCTCCTATTTAGTTAGTACGTCAATCGGCCCAACACATGATGGGCTGAACTTAATGCTGGCGCTTACAGCTTCTTTAATGCGCCACACTGGATCATCTGTATAGCGTGATGTATGTAGTGATCCCATTGCGTAAGGATACCCCGAGCCTGTAGCACATTGGGTGTATTCGCCTACTGACCAGTCAAGTGTGCTGATCTCAAATAGTCGCCCGGCTATACCGACCAGTAAGTCTGCCCCATTGTCGTCATTGCTTATGTCTATTTTAAAATCCTCTGCAGCTCTTTGTAATGCGCCACAAAATGAAATACGCATAAATGACTCTAAATTAGTTGTGTTTATGTCTGGATAAGTTGCATAGGTTGAAAGTTGCCCAGTACCTAGTGAGCCACTAAAGCCAATTAAGAATGGCCCATGCTTACGTATCTTTGGACGTGCTAATGCTGTTATGTAATTGTTATCTGACATTGATCTGTCAGCACCCATGTAAACCTTGCCTTTGTATGTAAGGCCAACAAGGATTGTCACTGATAAGCCTGCAAGTATTGAGCGCCATCTAGCTTTATATAGGCATTTAATCTGTCTATTTTGCCACCATTAATAGTTTCTTGTGTTTCTGTAATGTCAGTCCTGAAGTCACATGTCCATTGCCCATGCTTGTCGCTTATCTTTTTGGTAATCAGTAAATCATCCGGGATTAAATACAGAAACCCAATGTATGGAACACCTAATGAGTTGGCTACATAACGTCCAGCCTCTATTTTATCAAAGGTTATAAGCCATTCATTATCCCATTTTTGCAGCTGCTCTAATGACATGTTTCTAGATTTTTGCTCTACTACAGCAACTACATTTGCATCCAAATCAACTATTACTGCATCAACTAATGCTGGACCGTCTTTTGGTGTGTGTACGTATGTAAAGTCTTGATAGTGGTAATTCCATAATTCCACAGCTCTTAATTCATGCTTTAGTGATTCTTGGCCTTTTAGCGTGTTTACATCAAGCACTATTTTTTCCTTTGTTAGGCATGTGTTCAGTTTAAAGTAAATCCATTACCAGAACCGGTATGTGAGCATGAATGGCCTTATTCAGACCATCCATTACCGTCACCGTTTACGTTTCGCTAGATGGGAACCAGCCATTACAATTGGTTCGACTGCGCCTTGTGCCAGTACCTCTTGTTTATTCATTTGGGCAGTCCGTTTCAAATGATGGACACTGGCTCGCATTTCTGCATTTTGCATGATTATCAGGCATGCCGGGACACACCCTCTAACGGTGGTTTAGCAGCTGATAAGACTGCCAGAAGTTTTTGTCATTCCTAGACATTTATGTCGGTCGTGTGCTTATAATTAGGTAACTAGCCACACTTGGACGAGGGATCAAGAACCTACCGAAGTGTGGCTAGTTTCTATATTTGTGGCTGTACTTTTTGGTTATAAGTGTTGACGATCCCACAGCATTTTGTCATCCATGTACGACTGTCTGTGTATGGATCTACACCAGTATCAAACGGCACTAATGTTTCACTGCAAACTTCGCAGCTCTCTGCAAAGTAAAGCGATGCATCCCAAGCGCCATAAAGTTTCTTGAGTATTGAGATGTATAAATCGTCTTTACTGTATTCCTTGTTGTCCATTACCATTACTGGCTCCCATCCTTGATGTCTTTTAATTCATTGTCCATGCATCTGTAAATGTCCATGAGTAATGCCTCGCAATGTTCGCAATAAGCCTTGCGAGACGTCTTGACTAAATTAACCATTGACATCAATAGCTTGTGCATCTTGATTTCCTGCATTAGGCCTTTAGTCATTGGTTGCTCAATTTCTCACAAAACCCACAAGGCTTACCGATGTATGCCCAAGCTCCACACGTACAGCGCATTACATTGTCGTCATTCATGAGCGATCAAACTTTGGATCGCATTGAGGTTCACCATCACAGAAATACCCGGCATAAGGCTTGCCTGTCTTTTTGCTTGTCCCTGATCGTCTATTCATAGGTCCATGTAGGCATACAGGTATGTCTAACGCTGTGTTTAATGTTCCTACAGCCCACGGATCATCTTGGGCATCATCCATCCCGTCTGGCTCCGGTGGGATACCCCAGTCGCTGGGTGGCTCTTGCACCACCTCTACAGGCTTTGGCTTGGCTGGTCCGGGCGCTTGGCGCTCTCGGCTACCTATGATCTCCTCTTTAGTACTTAGGCCTTTAGATGTACCAATGTTTAGGCTGGCACATGCACGACCCCAGCATGCTGTCTCAAGGTTCTGCAGCTCTGATCCATTTGTGTATGGACTCTTTCCAACTATGAATTCACTAGCTGTTCCCACACCCGGTAGTGGATCATCAGCTGATCGGTAGGCTCTGGCAACTCCCCACATTTTCATAGGGTCGCCATCCATTACACCCATAAACTCAAATTGGATAGATCCCTCTGGATAGCGTGTATAAAACTCTGCTACACGCTCGGCAACTGTGACGTAATTGCTGATGTCAAATCCCATTAGATTCTCCACCCATCTCGAGCCATTTGTGTTTCGATGTCTACGTCGGATGTACGCCTAAACTTGTCTAACTGCTCTTGATGATGTTGGTTTTCAATTACTATGCCAACTAGTATTCCCATGACAAACATGATGCCCATGTAGGCGAGTAGTACTAATCCATTCATGCCCTGATTTCCTATTCTTTGTTATGGCTCTTGGTAGCCATGTCTTAATTATGCATCATAATCAATTTTGCACAAGCAGGCACTGGGTGTGTTATGACTTGTGTTCAAATGCTTTTGTACCACTAGATGTAGTGCATCCACCTTATTTATCAAGTCTGGCAAGGACTTTCCGCCGTTGGCGTGTGGCTGAATAGCATAAGTCATGGTGTCAATGTAGGCCTTTATGGGCTTAACTATGCCCCATTTAACTAACATGCCAGCCAATGTGAGGATGGCTATTAGTGCAGCTGCTAACTGTCCAATGTAAAGGATAGACATGTCACTCGGCATTTTCTCCAGCATGTATAGCTGCATCAATTTCAGACTGATCTAACTTGCCATCATTAATAAAGCCTTTAGCCGTGGCGCGTACTACAAAGATTAATGGGAATACAGCTGCGATTATTGCAGCTCTTACTGGCTCAATGCCAAGGCCCGTAGTTAGGCCAAATGTGCTTAGTCCGGTATAAATCACTAATGATAATGTTCTGATTAGTAATAACTTCATGCTTTTAATACTTCACTTGGATCCATGTCTGTCGACTTACTCCACTGGATGCCATTACGGCGCTCAAAGTGTAAATGTGGCCCTGTGGTATTGCCTGTTGCTCCGCTTTCAGCAATGTATTCGCCTTTTTTAACCTTTTGTCCGGGCTGTGCAAATGCTTTTGAAAGATGGGCATAGATTACAAATGTCTTATCTGTTAATTGCTGGACTATTTGTGTGCCGTATGCCTTGCCCCAATTAGCGTTAACAATAACCCCATCAGCCACAGCCAGTACATGTGTACCTACAGGCACAGCAAAATCTACGCCTGTATGGTAACCAGTGGACCAATGCTTGCCGGGTACATGGTAGCCAGTAGTTATCTTGCCACCTTTAATAGGTAATCCCATTAGTCTTTTGGTGCTTCTACTTGCATTTGATTACCACACCCAGCACAGATACAAAGCTCTGCAGGATCCTCGTAAGGTATTTTATTATCAAAGTTTTCACAGTCTTTTGTTTCACAAATTAAAATCATTAACATAATAAAACCTAACTATTTTCTGAACTATTTTTAGTCATTTGTACGGCTATGAAATCAAATTGCACACTGCTAAATGTTGCAGCTGCAACGCTTACGTTATAAACGTATGCAGTAAATCCTGTTGATGATACACCAGTACATTTAACAATAAGTGCTCCAGATCCACCGGGTAGGTTACTCTGTGTCAAAGACATAACCGGAGTGTCATTAAATCTTGTTGATCTTGTAAATGCCACAGTGACGTTGACACTTCCACCTACTGCTACTGACGTACCAGATACGTTAAACCGACCTGTACTCATTGCATAAGCAACTGGACGGCTCACACCAGACACTACGTTGACAATCTGTTGTGGATATGTAGTTACATCACCTAAACGGGTATCAAAGCCCGTAGCTACCGTCTGAATGGCTGTGGCGCCATCCTTAACATAATCTGTGCTTGTGGGATAAGCGATATTGAAATTTGTGGTATTGCCAGCCATCTATAAATCCATCCATTTGTCTGTACTTGGAGTATACCCTGTCCATGTGGTAATGGGTAGAATTTGCGCCCATACAATGTTTGAATAAGTTTCAGAATAAGCCGAACAAATGAGCGTTAAATCAGCTGTGTATCTAGTTAGGTTCCACGTGTAACCCTCGACAAAGCCATCAAAGGATGTCCCAAATACAGCCGGTAGTGCAGTTGTTTTTACTCTTAATCCATTAATTACTGCACATAAAGCATCGCGCTTTGCATCGGTAACACTGGGGGAATGTAAAGCAATGGTTAATGCTTCGGGATACATTCTTGGATATGACCTTTGTTTAACAAAATCTTTTGCTTGTGCAGATGCAGCTGCAGGATCAATTAATTGCGTGGATCTACTGCCACTTAATTGTCCAAATGTTTGTACAGACTCACCATCAATAGATGTTTTTGTTCCGCCAGCATAAACAATAGATGCTTGGTTAACAATTTCACCCCATTGTGCATTAGTTTTTAAACCTTTTGCTAACAAATCATTATCTGTTAATGTCAAAATTGTGGCATTAATTCGAGCCAAATAATCATCATAAAATATTTCGCCTGTACCAGACTCATACAAAACACCTCTGCCAGATGTAGCTGCTAAGTCGGCTAGTTGTAATGCATTTGATTCACCTAAAATGTAGGCAGCTAATTCATATTGTCCCGGTCGATCAATGTTTGCCAATAATGTAGATGAGTAAACATTTTGTGTTGCGTCAAATGTATTCCATTGGTAATTATTATTAATATTTGCCCAAGTTGTAGTGTCTTGTACATTTTGCCAAAGAGTGGCAAATGCATCACTTAAAATTTTATAAACTCTTATGCCATCGAATTGTTGATCATAGTTATAACCATTTGCAACTGATCGTCTATTTAGTTGAGATAATGGACCTACTGCCGTTATCACATAACTAGCAATATTTCCTTGATTTCCAAACTCATCCAATGTGATTTCGATATCAGAAATTGTGCCATTAAATATTGTTTGTGTTCCTGATGTACCTTTATCAATACTTACAGCCACTGATTGTGCAAGTTCAATGTTTATAGGTGTATCTGCATCAGTAATTAATCTAATTGATGCATAACCCGGTTGTGGCTGTTCTGTTACATCATTGCGGCCATTTGAAATGAAAATAGTACTTATAGTTTTGCCAGCATATGTTTTATTTTCATTAAAAGTTACAACTGGATATGGCTCATAAGTTGTCACAAGGGAGCCCCGGCTAAGTTAATTGCACCTGTCCTACGTGATGAATCTTGCATAATTTTTTGAATACTTCGTCTAGCCGATTCACCATCAATTACGCCATTCATAATAATAGTTGTGCCGCTATTGGCAGCTGCTCTGCCGGCTGGATTGTTTCTATTTGGATCTCCAAATGGTATTGCTGGCAATTTGCTTGCATAACCATTTTTACCGTCACCCATAGTTATTGTGTCTAGTAAATTACCGCCAATAGATTTTAATTTTCCGTAGGCACTTGCGTATAAATCAATGCCCTTGGCAAGTAAGTTAATTGCATCTGCTAAACGGCCTAAAAGACTCACAGCGCCATTAGCATCACCGCCGGAAAATACAGCCACTAATTTACCCATGCTTTGTGCAATGTTATCCAAGCTACGGCCAAGACTGTAAGCCCCTGATGGCGCAAACTCTCCAGCCAATTCACGCGCTCTTGTAGTAAGGCCATTTGGATCTTCACCACTAAATCCCTTAGCAACTAAGTTAACCTGCTCAAGCAATAACTTTAATTTTGGTATTAATTTGCCACCAACGTTTTCTTGTATCTCGCCAAATCTTTGTTTTAATATGTCAAGTTGTCCAGCAAATGTTTCTGTATTTGCTTGTGCTGCTCCGCCAAATAATGTAGATAGTTTTTCTGTAGCCTTTTTAAAATCTTTTGATTTTATAATGTTTTTATCAAGCGGTACGCCTAATTTTGTTAATGAACCTAAATTTCCATTGTAAGCCTTTGATAATGCCAGCGATACAGTTTCTAAATCTTTACCTGTTCCCGCACTGATGTCTATTGCTAAATTATTAAGTTTTTGCGCTTCCGTTAAATCACCAGTTGCCCGGGCAAGATTGGCTAGTGCTGGGCGTAATTGAGTGTCTGCAATTCCATAAGCCAGTTGCTGTCGGCTGATGTATTCCTCTGTGGATTTGACTTGAGCATCTGTGGCTTTGACTGTGTTTCGTAAGGCAGTCGCTAATTTCTTTTGACTTAATTCATCCTCTACAGCTGCCTTGACACTATCTACACCAATCTTTAAGGCCATTGCCCCTGCAGCTGCACCAACGGCAGCAAAAGATAATCCCATTGCCTTGGAGTATTTACTGATTTTGTCATTTAAGCCTCTAGTGCCTTTATCGGCTTTTTCCATGCCATTTAAAAACTTATTAACATCAGCAACTAATGAAAGTTTGAGTGTACGTGTATCAGCCATTATGAAGTCCTTGCCCACTTATCCATTACTTGATTTACAGCATTGTGCCAGCGTTTAGTAATTTCAGGTTGCATTGCTTTAAGAGTTGGAAAGATCCAGTAGCCAGTATTACCCCGACCTTGTCGAGCTGTTCTAGGCGGAAACTTATAACCACCATTCTTAAATTTAGAAACACTTCCATAGGCATTTCGATTGCTACCAAATTCATTACCAAATAGTAATTGCCCGGCATTAGCGCCACCAGATGCCCTGCCTTTAGTTCCACCTACATATACAGTAGGTACACGATCTCGAGCGGCTCTGACCGTCTGTGCCACGATAGCGGCCTGTTTAGGCATGGGTGAGAAAGCATAGGCTGACTGTTGTATGTTTTTGGCTGTCCAAGCACTGATGGATTGCACTTCATTCTTAAGTTCAAATTGTGCTTCTTTGTCCATTAGATTTAATGCCTTTAGCAATGTCCGATAATCTTTTAAGTCAGGTTTGACTGTAATGGTAGTTCTTGTTTCAGCCATGACCATCCTTTTCTGCTATCAGCTCGTATGCCGTTATTACGTCAGTGAGCGACCATTGCTTCAAGTCACTTAATGGGATGCCAGAGTAAATGGCAAGGCCGATTAAATGTCGGTTGATGCTTCCAGTGGGATGCCTTTTGGGTCGTCCACTACCACCTCAAACATCTCAAATTCATTTTCTACCCAGCCTTGATGAGTTTTGTATTCAGTCTGCCCATCTATTACTGATGCTGTGTAAAGAATGTAAGTTATGACATCCAGTGATCCCTGCTCCATTTTCTCTTGTGCCTGATTAAGTGTGTAACCCAAATCGCGCTCAAGACAAATCCAAAGCCATGCAGAATCATCGCTCACTATGTAGTTTTTTTGTTGCTTTGTAGTTATTGCGTATTTCATAATGGTTGCCCTGTTCTATTCATTAAGTGCGTGTAATCGCCGAGGATGTATCAATAACCAATGAAACTGTGGTGCTTAGTACATCTGTGGCTGATCCGCCTTGTGGTGGAAATGCCGGGAATACCTTGCCAGCGATGGTGCTGGTTGAACCAGCAACAAAACTAAATGATAACGATGTGTCTGGTGCGCTCTTAGCTGCATCCCATAACTGAGCGCATAATCCGCCAGCTACTCCCCAGTCAGCAAACATTTCAATGTCCAATGTGCCTGAGTAATCTACTGTCTTGTAAACGCGACCCGATAGCACTTCTAATACTTGCTGGTTATTAGCAAGGTTAAGTGTGACTGTTGCAGTCTGATCTGCATATGTCTTTGCTCCAATAGTCAGTGTTAGCGACCGACCAGTAATTGCTGTTGTAGCCATTTGTTTATCCTTATTCTGTAGTGGTCGCCAGTTCGATACTGACTTGACTTATTAACATTTCGGTATTTCCGACCTGTGTAACTGTTGGCTGGGACCATGAGCCTATGGTGCATCCATCCGGTAATGCCGTAAATGTCGACAGCATTAAGGTTTCTAGGTTGGCAATGGCAGCTTGATTATCAGCTGCATTAACCATGGCGGTTAAATCAAACTTGACGTTAACCCGGTTATTAACCCCACCAATTACTTGTGGCTCCAAGTATGGTGAACCCGGCACAAGCACTAAGGCTGGTGGGGTAATGTTTTCTGGCGGATAGGCAAATACCACGCGCCCGGCAGATTTAAGCGATGTCGCTAATTCTGTACGAAGTTCCACAAGGTTAGCCATTAGCCCACCATTGCATTGGTATCGATCCAGCGACCCAATAATCCAGATACCCGAGTAAACAGGGATCGGCCTAAACGGTATGGCGCTGGTGATTGAAAATCCACACCCGACTGACCTAGTGTGCCTGTACGGGTTGTCCAGATGTCAGAGGCAATAGCCAGTGCAGCTTCTTTGACTTCTGGGATCGTTGAGTAGTCAATGTACGATGTGGCGCTTACTGTTCCATAGGGCCGTACACCATGAACCGGATAATCTGCCCCAGTGCCATCAAATGACATTGTGTAGTCAGTGACGGCAGTAAGGGTTTTAGATCCATTGAAGTTTGTGCCACTGTTAGCAATAGTTACTGTCTGACCTACATAACAGTCATGTGGTCGATCAGTGGTTATTGTGTTAACAAGGTTTGTACGCTCATGCGCGACTACGCCCCATTGATTTTTGGTAAGCATAGATAGGATTATGTTTTCAGCGCTGTCTGCACATTCCTGTACAAGCGCATCCGCATAGATGTCACCAATACCCAAGACGGCTTTTAGCTCGCTAAGTGTAATTAATGCCATGATCTAATCCTTATCTAATGGTGTGTGTGGGGGACACAGGGCCGCATCCCCCACACTCTTTAGTAACGCTGACTTAGGTCAGGTTAAAGCGACGTACTCCACCTGAAACCAAAACGCCTGCAGCTAGGTAGCCATAGATCATTGTTTCGATTTCACCCGATGTAACTACGTTTGTTGACATGCGTAGAACCGGGCTTTCGTAGATTGCAACTGCAGATGGCACAACAATAAATGCTGATTCATCGATAGTCGTTGATACAACGTTTGGATCTACGTACAAATCAAGTCCAAGCACGTTTCCACGAAGTGATGTTGGAGCTGCATTACCAGCTGCATTTTGTGGGTTAGATGCGTTGTAGATCGGACGTCCGGCAGTGTCAGTAGCTCCAAGTAGCAATGACCATTGGGAAGTACCAGCTATGTATGCGGTTGGAAGTTCGCCAGTTGCCGAGTATGCAGCTGGTGATTCGGTTGATACGTAGGAAATGATTCCAGCAGATGAAGCTGCTGTAGTTCCAGCCTGTGTTCCACCTGACGTTAGAGCTGCAATTACAGCTGCATCAGTTGCCTTGTTGTATGCGCGGGTCATGTTATCAACCATTGCTTGGAAGAATGATGGGTCCGAGCGCTCAATAAGTTCTACCGAGTAACGCTGTAGGCCTGCATACTTATTTACAGTCAAGTTGACGTAACTGGATGCGATACCAGTTTCCGATGGTGCTATACCTTCACCAGTTGAGGCTACAGTTCCTGATGTTGTGATTTTTGGATGAGCAATGGTCATACCTGCATTAGGTAATGCACGTGTACCGATTGCGTCAATAGCCGGGCGAGATCCGATTAAGGTATCTACGACAGTGCTTGAGTACTGTGTCGGCTTAAAGGCTGGGTTAGTTGAGAAATCATCATCAGCTGCCATAACGTACTGGGCTGAATCGCGGTTTCCTAGGGATGCCTTGATGCTGTGTTCAAGGTATGTTGCCTGTGAATTGATTGGGCTACGAGGCTTTACGTAAGCCACTGGAGCAGCTGCGGTTACAACAGCGGTTGCTGTGACCTCATCTGCAACTGGTGTTGTTACTTCGTCCACTGTGTTCTCCTGTGGTTGTTCCTCAGCTGGGGTTTCAGCCTCGGTGGTTTCTGGCTCAGGATCGCAAGCTGCGACCTGAGAAATCTGTGCATCCTTAAATGCGGGATTAGTTACGTGTGCTACGGCTTCCAGTTTTGCACTGCTCACGACCATCACTCCTTTTTCTATTGTGTATTCGTTGACACTTGCTTCGATGCTAAATGCCGGGCGCAAGCCATCGGCAGCTTCGATTAAGGCATCGTTGCCAGCATTGGTGCCAGCAATCTTAAAGGCCATTGAGATACCAGCTGGGCTGACCTTTTCAGATCCAGCCACGCCACGACCTAATGGATCAGTACGGGAATGTTCTTTGTTAAGCACAATTTTGCTTGGGTCAACTTCACCAAATGCGCCAAACTCGAAACGGACCGGGCCAGCGGATGTATTGCCTACCTTGCCAAATGGTACGACTAATCCCTCGATTGTTCGAGTCACTGTGTCTGTAGCCAAAATTTGGCCCTCAAAATTAAGCTGCATTCGGGTTTCCTCTCGGTGCCATGTCCATTTCGGCTCTGGCTTCATCGACACTGATTAATCCAGCGTCAAGCATTGCTGTAAGTACTTGTATTTCCTCTAGTGGATTACCTCGTAAGTAATCATCTAGATCAAATCTGACTTCTTGCCCTCTTGGGGTTAAGTCATTCATACTTAGTCTTTCCTCAATGGCATGCATGTATGGTGACAATGAGAAATCAACTAGGGATCGGCGCTCGGCGCTGACGTTTGAGTAAGTAGCGCTAGCGCTCTCGGCATTTAGATACCATGCCGGAATGTTCATCATTCGCGCAATTTCTGATGCTGTATTTAAACGCGACTGGCTCAATTCCATTTGCTGGGCATCATAGCCAAAAGTCTGTACATCTAATGGACCAGATAGGTATGCAGTTGAACGGGTAGCCCGAGACTGCTTCCATGACGCAAGTAGGCTCGATACCTGCTCGGCTGGTAAGTCCACACCAGTATTCTTAATGACCATTGTTGGATTAGGCTCTGATGCCATCCGCTGGACTGCTTCCTCTAGCTTTAACGCTGTAGAGATTGTTCGTCCACCACGATTTAGGATTCCCTCGTCAATACCACTAAACATAATTAGTGATCCAACACCCATAGGCGGGACTAACTCGCCATCTAAATAAAAGCCGTTAATAATTTCTTGAGTCTGTAAGTCAGTTGTAAATGTAACCCGTAATGGATCAATACGCCTTGCGCGTGTAGGCCGTCCATCCTCTGGGGATGTCTCCATGACTAGCCAGTAGGCGTGACCATGAAATAGTAGGTCCTCTACAGTCCAAGTAATTGTAATAGATAGTGGCAAGGCTGGATCAGGCTGTTTAAGTAGAGATCGTCCCTCTATCTTGGCGTAAGTTACGTCATTGTATGCGTTGAGGCCAAGTGTTCCGATCGTGCCACAGATAATGTTTCGCGCTCTAGCCACAGCTGGTACTTGCATAGCATCGGCGCGATTGATCCTAAACGTGTTAAACGCTTGAAAGTAATTTTCGTAGTAAGGGACGGTTACTGCAGCTTTAGCCTGTACCTGTGATTTTGTTGAGTCAGTACCCAATAAGAAATCGATAAATCCCATGCTTGCATTATCTCATAAATGTCGTAATTAGTTGCATTGGCTAATCGTGTCTTAGCGCCCGGGGTAGTGATAGGAGTGACTACCCCGGACTTGATACTCTGCCAAGATAACGTATCTAAAAAGATACTACTCTACGGACTCTGGACCTGTTTGGTCATAGCCAATAACTTCGCCTGTGTCTGCATCCGATACTTCTAAAGTTTCCAAACCATCTACAATGCCAATATATTTTTTAATTACATTCATTAGGTAAGCCTTGCGTAAAAATTAGCATTAGTGGAAACTGTTGCAGTTCCAGTAGTAGCCAAATCTGTTTGACCACCTAAAATTGTTGAATAATGAGGCAACAAGCCAGCTAATCCAGCGTTAGCGTTTCCGTTTGGTGATTGTAAATTTGTAGCACCAAAAACACCGCCAGTGTTATAGGCAACACACCCAACGGCATAAGTAGTTCCCGCAACTAAAGTATAAGTAGCAGGATAACCGCCAGCAGTAGCTAATGCTCTTGTATAAACGGTATTTGCAGCGTTCCATAAAGTAGCATCGCTGGCTGTTCTTGCAACTAGGGTAAAAGCATCTGTGGTCGAATTATAGGTATACAAACCCATTCTCCTAACCGTAGTTCCACCTGTATCTCCACTAGCAGTGTTTGAAACTGTCGTTATGTTGTTTACTGTAAAATCTGCATTTGGTACAAATATACTAAAAGTGTTAGTGCCATTTCCAAGTGAACGTAAACCTACACATATTTGTCTAGACACTATGTCTAAAGCATTTGATGGAAAGAAATTTATGTTTTGATAATTAGCAACTGTAAATGCCGTATTTGTAACTTGACTAGCTGCAATAGTAGGAATGTCACTTGCACTCAATGTTGTGCCAGATGTTACGCGACCAAAAGCATCAGTAGTTAACTTTGTGTAAGTACCGGCAGTGCCAGCATTGGCTAATCCTAATTGTGCTGATGTGCTTGTGCCTGTGTTTGTAAGTTCACCACTGTCTACACCAATGACACCGCTTGGACCTTGTGCGCCTGTGGCACCAGTTGCCCCGGTAGCGCCAGTGGCTCCCGTTGCACCTTGGATGCCTTGTATTCCCTGAATACCTTGTGCGCCTGTAGCACCAGTTGCCCCGGTCGATCCTGTGTCCCCTTTTGCGCCCTGTAAACCTGTGACCTGTGACGAGATTATGGCCTGATCGTCAGTTGTGTCTAATACCGTTGTGTTATCGCCAACAATTTGAACTACGGTACTCATCCGACACTCGTTTCACTTACTACAGTCAATGTCCCGCGCAATAGCCAAGTTACATATGTACCAGAAGTCAATCTCAAGTTATAGTTGTATGGCCCAGATGGGGTAGATGCACTTGCAGCTGCAGTTATCGTGATCGATATAGTTCCGGCAGCTCCGCCCAATGTTGGGGTGATGTTAAAAATTACGGCATCGTCCGGTATTGACTTAACCTCAAATTGACCAGTATATCCAGTCCAGTTAACGGCTGTGCCATTGGTTTTGACGGTAAATTGCTTTTCAAATGTTGCGCCCTGATATAAAGTCATGTCATAAATGGCTGGCTGAATCATGTAAACATCATAACCTATGCACTGATAATTACTGGCTGGGTTTGTGGCGCTGTTGCGTGTCCAGCTGCCATAACTAATGCCACTGCAGCTGTGATCGGTACTTGAGCCGCTCTGCGAGCAATGCGCCAGCCACCATCTGATGCTGGACGTCTAGCACATGACACTAAATGCTGGTGAAGTGTTGGCTGTCCGGGATGAATAAATAAACCCTGTTGCATTGCATTTAATGTTTGATCACACATAATGCTAAATCCTGCAGATGCCCATGGAGTAGCTTCTGTCGCTACACCAACTTGTGCAAGCCTTGGCGCAATGTACCCTGCAGTATTTGGATCATAAGCCAATTTTCTAGGATTAAATCTACGAACAATTTTGGCAATTTCGCCAGTAAGTTCAAGATCATTTATTCCGCCATCCTTTTGCCATTCATGTAGGAATACAGCCATGCCCTCTGGTCGCTCTTGAATAGTAATCAAGCATGCCAATTCACGATTGAAAGATAGATCCAAAGCCATCCATGTAGGCAAGCCGTCCTCGAGGCTTACATCTTTTTCGCCAGTATTCCAAATGTCCATCGGCCAAGGACTGTCGATAGCATCAACCCACATACATAAAGTTTCAGTCTTAAAAGCGTCTTTTGTGTCAAAAATAGATGCATCTTTAATGTTGTCCTTTGTAATTGTGTAACCCATTGCCGGGTTAGCCATTGCCCAAGCCTTTTCATCGTTTACATCAGATCCACCGGGAGCGCTGTACTCGTAATAGCCCATGCGAGATGAACTAAAGGTTAACGCCCTACGCCTTTGCTCATTTAACACAGTGCTGTTTAAGTCCCCAGCATTTGACGTCCAAAAGACTTGAGCATTTGGTCGCGCTCTTGTAATTGGGGTAACGGCTGCCCATGTAGCCTCGTCAATTTCTCTAAGTTCGTCCACGTAAAGTAGATCGGCTGTGGATCCACGTGGACCCTCGCTTGTTGCAGCTCTAATCGCGTATTTACGTAGCCTTTGACATGGACCATTACATGATTTCGGGTAATGATGGCAGTACACCTCTATTTCCTCTTGACCGTTAGTCCGGGATACCCGTTTAATGCGCTTTCGCATCCAGTCAAGGCTCTCTGCCATGTCTACCGTTTGCTTAAATGTGTCCAGTGATAATTGCCTAGTCTGTGACATGGCTATCGTGTTCTTTTCACCAAAAATGTACAGCCCGGCAAGGATGCGCATACGCATCATGTGGGTCTTGCCATTCTGTCGAGCTACAAGCACACCTATCTGGGACCTTGCCCATGTGCCGTCTTTGTTTACCTTAAGCGCATCATCTAATACATGCTCTTGCCAAGGCAGTAAAGGTACACCTAACTCACTTGCTAACTGACTTACTAGCGGGCCTGCGCTTGGCAGTTTTAGTGGCGGGCTTTGTATTCTTGGTTTTGACGAGCCGTAAGAAATCTCCGACATACTCTGTCCCATCATTTTCATCTGTTTTTTTGCTGGCAGTTCGCGTTTCAGTAGTTAGGTGTAACTGCTGTAAGACTGCTAATAATCTACCACCCAATGCATTTAAGTCTTTGAGATCAGCGCCCATGTCAAAGGCCGTATCTAAGGCCAAAGCCAAGCGCCGGGCGAGAGTAACTGCAGCTGCATCACTTGGATCAATCCATTTAGCAGCTGCCAATGATTGATCGAGCGATAGGTAGATAGTGATCGGTTGTAGTTCTGCCACATCAGTTTCTTTTACAGTCATGCTGGTTGTTCTCCTGCCATTGGCGGGTCGATTCTGACCATTTGGGGAGAGATTGGTGC